CTGTTCCATTGTTTTGCTCCTTATCATTTAGCAGGATAGAGATTTCCTGTTTTACAGCTTCTAACGCTGTTATTTGTCCTATTATATACTTGTATTTTTCCATGCTGTCAACATTCCCTGATGTTACTGATATGGATAAAGTATCTATTTGTTTATTAAGATTTCTTAATAATTTAGTTATTACTGATTCTAAGTTCACTAATCTTCCCACCTTTCTACAATTTTAAGTTTATCTTCAGCTTCTGCAATTTTACCAAATAGTTTATCTAACTCTTCGATATGTTGTGGATGTTCTCCAATACCTACCGAATTATTTAAATAAATATCTATGGTTGCTTCTGCTTCTGCTATCTGTGCTTCGTATCTTTTTATGATTGCATCTAACATTTCCACCTTTTTCTAGCCTGACGTAGTCTAGAATTAGGATCTTTAGCAGCTTTCGGAAATTTCTTCATTTGACCTGCACTTCTTGCACAGTACGACTTACGTCGGTTTGCAGCTTTTGACCCTTTTTTCACTTTACCAGTCACGGCTGTTTTTAGTTTAGAACCGGGATTTTTTCTTCTGTAGGCCATGACCCCGGCTTGAGTCATACCTGCTCCAGACTTTGTAGGTCTAAAGTTTTTTTTATTTCTAGCTGGCATTCCGCCTTCTGCTAATTTTTCTCTTGTTAAATAATCTTTTCTCATGGGAGTATTTTTTTTCCATAATATTTTGCTAAACTAGGATTTGAAACTTTTACTCCACCTAAATCTCCAGAGATATAACTACCTCTATAATTTCTTTGAGCTTGTCTGATCATACTATTACCTACAGATCCACCTTTAGCTTTTTTAGTTCTTTTTGTAAAAGTTGCAACGTTAGTAGGTTTGCCGCCTGGATTACCGGCTGCTCTTTTTCTGCTGACAGCAGATGCCTTTTGTGAGCTTGTCATTCGTGTGGCTTTGGCAAGTGGTACGCATTTCGGATATTTTCTTTTGCTTCCCTTCGATCTCCCGCACGGCTGATATTTTCCGTTCTTCTTCGGAGCTCCAATGTCCACCCATTTCTCTTGAACCCATTTGCGTAAACCCATTATCTGATTTCACAACCTTGACCTTTGATCAAGCCGCCTTTAGCTTTTTTATTTCTTTTACCGCCTGGTGTTATTTTACCAGAGCATACACCTGATGCGTACATATTAGCATAGGCTGATGGATACACTTTAAATTTTCGCTTCGCCGCTGCTTTACCTTTTGCACAAAGTTTAGCCATTTACTACCTCTACACAATCAGGACATCTAAATTTATATTTAGGATGATTATCACAATGTCCAACTTTAATCTTTGCAACAACTGCAGAAGATTTTTTAAAACTGAATAAACTTTTTATCCAGTTCCACATTATTTTACTTTGCCGCCTTTTTTCATGAAGCCCATTTTGTTTCGAACTTTAGTTGGTAACTTAGCTAAGCCTGGGTTTTTATTTTTATCTACAGATTTTAAAACTTCACCACCTTTTTTAAAAGATCCTTCAGTTTTTGAAACTCTTTTTGAAGTTCTTGTTTCTAGTCTGTCAGCTAATTTTTTAGCCTCTTTATCTGTCATTGGTTCTTTTCTAAAAAGATTTTTTTCTTTCCTGTTCTTATTAATAAACTTTTTCAAGCTCTGAACTTTTGGATGTTTTTCATCGTAATTAAAAGTTGGACCACCTTCTTTCATCATGGATCTTTTCATCATCATGCCGCCACCCATTTTAGCAACACGTCCACCTGTTTTATATCCTTTAGGTGATACTTGTTTATTGTATAGTCTGTTTGCCATTATTTTTTTACTCCTTTAAATATTTGTGTTCCTTTTATACCATAAATACTCGCAACTACAAGTATCCATAAATTTGTAAACCATTTCGGAAGTTCTGAGAACATCTCGAAAAACAGTTTTACCTTGTCCATCGCAGTTGGATCGTCCGATATAACTGCCCAGGCCAAAATTGCAATCGGCGTTGACAATATTATGAGAACTGCCTCGTCCTTCCAGTCAGATTGTCTAGCTTCTAATAATTTACCTTGGTAAGCTTCTTTTCCTTCGGCCATTTTCTGTGCATGCATTAATTGTGCATCAGACATAGCCATCTTCGTTTTCTGACGGTTAGCATAAATTTTACTACCAGCAGAAACGGCTAATTTAATTGCCGAGAACCACATAGGTTAGTACCAAGTTGCTGTTTTTTTCTTTTCCGGTAACATTCTTCTAGTTCCTCTAACTTTTTCCTTATCTCCTGTAGGAATTCCGTTAAAAGCACCATCAGCAGTTGACTTAGATCTAGGATCTATCTCAACATTCTGAGAAGGTATTGCTACTTTTTTAGATTTTTTATAGTTCATCATAAATTATCTCCGTTTTTATATTGTTTTAACTTTTTTATTTGATTTTGTCATGCTTTTTCTTACTAATCGTCTATTTCTACGACAGCAGACTGCATTCCTGACTTAGCAAGGGAAACTCCCGCTCTTAATTTAGCTAAATCTTCGTTCTGTTCTAGTTTATCCTCTGAAATATCTTTAGCTTGCATTAACTTAGCTCTATCTAATTCAGCTTTAGACTCATCCGCTTCTCTCTTACGCTCATTTTCCATAGCTCTAAGATCAACTTCTCTAGATTTTAACTTCAATAAAGGATCTGAATCAAATTGTGATGTAATTTTCTTCTCTTCCTTCATAAACTCTTCAGTCATTTCTGCAATCAAGATAGCTTTTCTTGATTCTATTTTTTGAGTTATCATTTGAATCTGTTGGCCTATCTGAGGATTCATTTGAGCTTGTTGTTGCATCATCATCATTTGTTGCATTTGTTCTCTAAACTCTAATTGAACTTGTTCTTGAGCCATTAGAGAAATATGTTCTAAAATATTTTTCTGAATAGATGCCATGATAGCAGGATTATTTCTAACCATGTTTGTAGACATGAAATTCAAGTGAGATGTGACGTGTGCTCTATGATCTTGGCCTGTGAAAGCTTGAAAAGGTTTAGCTGCCATTGCATCAATGTGTTCTAAGCTTGGATCTTTTGGTGCTGGCGGCGGAGGCGGAGGTAAAATCTGATCTATATTTTTAACTCCTAATGCATTGTACATATTTCTATATACGGCATATAAATTATGAATCTGTGGACTTGATGTTGCTAATTGTAATTCGGTTTGAGCCAAAGTAATTCTTTGAGACATAGAAAAAATATTTGGATCAGCTACAGGTAAAATATCTACTCTGTCATCAAAGTCTAATTGTTTAATCTGTCTTTGCCCACCTACAACATCGTAAGGATAATTTGGTGGAAGATAAGTTGCAATAACTTTTCCTAGTAATTTAAATTCTTGTTTAAGTGCTGTGTACAATCTTTTGTGAATTGCAGACATCACTTTAGATCCTCGCTCAAGGAGAGCAATTGTTGTACCTACTGCAGCGTTTGAATTACCTTCACCCACTTGCATTTCAGATATTGAAGCAAATCTTTGACCTGCTTGAACTACGATACCCATCAATTGTAATAAAGTCTGTGATGGTTCTTTGTAAGGTAAAGGATAGAAAGCGTCTCTTAATGATCCACCGGGTGCATCTACATCTTTAAATTCACCGGGCTGAATAGGAGCTGCTTCGTCTCTAACTCTTACACCTCTTTGTTTAAATCCTGCAGGTAGATTGGAGAGCGTACCTGCATCTAGTAATTGACGTAAGGCTGAAGTTGCCGTTCGTGATAAACCGCCAATCATATGTATTAATCCAAAACCATAAAACCCAAGTCCTGGTAAAAATTTAAAATGAACAAAGTATTGAGTTTTATTTTTCTTTGGATCTTCTGCTTTGTAATTTCTTCTAATAGATAAAATTTTACTTGATGTCTCATCAATCGTTACAATGTAAGGAAGTTTAATTCCTGTTGGCTGACCATCAGGACCCATATCTTCAAAACCTTCTAAATCTAAATTAACATGACATTCTAATAACGTGTACATGTCTTCAGGTCTTCCTGATTTTCTAGATCCTTCAAGTTCTCTCTCTTTTTGTTCTAATTTATTTTCAATGTCTGCAGGTTGTCCTAATTCAATATCTTTATAAAAACCTACCACTTGTTGTTTTCTTAAATCATTTCCTGAAATTTTAATTCGATGAATAATTGCTTCCGCATCGTCTAATGAGGTAGCCGTGTACGGAACAATTAAATCATCTGCAGGGACAAACTTTGAAACAGCTCGTCCTAGTAAATCGTCATAGTAAACTTTTTTAAATGCAGAACCTGCTAACGGTAAATGAAATAACATTTGATCAAACTCAGGTTCGTACTCTTGCATCTGATCCATGATCTGATAGTTCATAAAATCTTTTACACGTTGAGCCTGTTGTTCTTTCATCGGGTTTACTGCACCAAGGATCTGGGTTCTTACTGGACCATCACTTGGTAATAATTCTTTATACGCCATCGCTTGAAACTGAGTTACTGCTTCAGCTAATACAGGATGTGTTGCACCTGATGCACCTTGAAAAGGTTCTGTTCTGTTTTCGTATTTAAATCCTAATAAATCTAATCCGCTTGTGTAAGCTTGTTCCCAATCTTTTCTAGACATTTTGTAATCATTGTAGTTGCCTCTAAGCTCATTGCCTATCGGTTCTAAAATATCATCGGGTAATAAATCTGCTAAGTTATCAAAATGATTTTCTGTTCCAGGAATACTAATCGCACCGGGTTCAAAATCTATGGTTGCGCCACCGTCTTCTTCAGGGACAACTTCTACTGGACCTTTTTCAGGTATAATTTCTTCAACGTTAATCTCTTGCGAAATTTCTTCTTCGCCAGGAACTTTAACTTCTGTTCTTACTTCGTTCGGAAGTGACTTGTCTATGTCTGCCATTATTTGTTTTCTCCAATCTTACCGTCTTAACTTGTTTTAAGGGAATATTCAAGCCCTGAGGCGTGGGCCCTGATTTAGGTGGTATGGTTCTAGTTAGCTTTTTCAATAGTAAATCCGTTTTCGTTTAACCGTATTCTGTTCATCAACATAATCTTCAGGGTGTTGAACAAGACCACCTTGTCTAAATCTCATAATAGCTTGAGTTGTTGAATCCACCAAGTCATCATGGTCGCCATAAGGAAATGCAGCACATTCTTCAATTACTTCTTCTGCGAATTTTTGTTCAGGAGCCCAGATCATTCCAGACTCAAAAAGAGGTGCACATGCATTTACTCTCACATGCTTATCATTTCCTTTGCTCGGTGTAAAGTTAACAACTGGAATATCCATCTTTCTTAATTCATAGGTTAAAGGCAATCCTGAAGCTTTCGCCTCTACAATCACCGTTTCGGGTTGCCAATACTTATATTGCTCTAAAGCTAAACGTCTTAACTCAGGAAACTCATATCGTCCTTTAATCGCATCAAGGAGTAGAAGATTGGCCCTG